TCTTTGCAATATGATGAGAAGCAGCAGCCGCATCTCTGGGGCTAAATCCATTCTGGAGTAACGTATTGGTTGACTCCCATACAGCAGATCTTGCTGTCATAATGTCTGATTGGGGAGTAAGCTTATGGACTGGCAACTGTATGCCCTTTGAGTCCACTAGTTCAGACTGTTCTATGGGATGGGCAGCAGATGCCTTTACACCGGATGCAGGAGGAGTAATCTCCAGTGTAGGATTCTCCACACTAGATACAGTAGGCTGGACTCCACTGACATAGTCATGGTATGCCTTGTATGCACCATACTTGTTCTTTGCTTCTGTAAAGGAGGCCTGGGCCTCATCCAGTTCCACTGGGCCTTGTGTGATTACCCCAGAAGAGTTTGGAGTTGGAGAAGCTGCACTCGCAACAGCCATACCAGCATTGTAATACGCTGACCCAACTCTGTTCATAAATACACCTGGGTCAGCCTGATATTCCTGTCCCTCTTTCGTCTTTGCCCACTCAGAGCCACCTACCGCATATGCAGGCCCACCAACAGTTCCACCAGTCATTCCATTCCCTGGGTCAGTCATTCCACCGCCTTCAGCACGGACAGGTTGAGTAGGACCTACAGTAGTATCTCCCTCAGTACCTGCTCCAGAAGCTGCAGTAGCTGCCTTACCCCAACGCTTACCAGGGCCTAATCCGCAACTCATAGCACTACTAAAATGCTGAGTTAAACCCTCAATCCCTCCACCTTCTTGTTCTTGTACACCTGGAAATCCCATATTAGTTCCTCCTTGGCTTCCATCCATGCTCTATTGCACGAAGGAGCCTAACTTGACTTTTAGCCTTCTTCAGAATCATTACTCCTATGTTAAGTAGCCGCCAGTTGTGCAAGATCGATAACAGATAACTACGTCCATAACATCAGTCCCACCACTGGCAGCACCGTTAATGGTTATCTGGATTTTCTTTGTTGCTTTTAGAATACAGGAACCTACCCATGAGAATTGCGCTCCTACTGTCAAACTTGCTTTTACTGCGGTTGTGTTGGATATAAAAGTCTGTGCAGTAGTATCGTTGGTCTGAACTGAGAATGAAGTGGTATTACCACCAGTCATGTCCGTTAAGTTTCTGACAGTGATAGATTCGATTTCGCAATCCTGTGTAGTGCTTGTGGCAAGGTCATAACTCGTTGCGGCTTGGTTAAGTTCAAAGGTTGTCGCTTTGGCCTGCATTACACCGGCCAGGTCAACGCTATCAAAGGTAACTTCCTGAGATCCACCATTATTTAATTTCATCAGTCCTTCCCTCCCTGGCCATGATAGGACACTTCTAATGAAGCGGTCCCGCCATCATCAATGGCTGAGAACTTGCTCATCTCTTCTCCCCACAATTCGACTGTCCCATCCTGTACCAGCCTGAAGCCGGTTGTCCCTGCAACGGGCGGGGTTGCTCCGTCTATGGTAAACCTGACAGGCCCACCTATTGCCTGGACGAGAGCGTAATGAACGGTTGACGTAAGCTTGGCAGCGGTGAGCCCTTTTGCGGTCGCTACACTGGCTATCGTCTCTCGACCTTTAACAGCATACAACATATTATTCTCCTTTTACTTTTTTAATTCAACCAGTGCCTCAAGCCAGTCGGTCGGGTTCTGTTTACTCATAAGCAATCTCCAGAGGAGGGGGCAGTTGTCTACCCCCTCCTGTCATGCTATTTGTCTTCCTTTTTGTCAGGTGCAGGAGTGGATGGAGAAGTCTTAGCAGGAGTTGTACCTGCCTGTTCATCTGTCCATCCAAAAGCTTTCTTCAAGTCATTAATAGTCGTCATGTTACCTCCTTAAGGATGAGCAATAGTCAGGTAGATGAATGGAGCGCCCTGACCACCAGCGTAGTCTTGACTTGCACACCAGCCAGCGTACTGGCCGACTACAGCGTCAGAGTTGTTGTCCTCAGAGCATACTGAACCATCAGCCTGGAAGTATACGCCTCTCTGGTTATTGTCGGCGTTGCCAGTGGTGGCAGCAGGTGAAGTCCAGCACAATCCCCAAGTCTGTACCCATAGATATTGGCCAGAGACAGCTCTTACTGCTGGAATACCTACTCCAGTCTGTACCTGTTGACTGATGAGACAGCCACTTCCCAGTACCACTTGATACCAGGGATTGAGCATAGCCTCTACATAGTCAGAGACAGTAAGTGCATAAGGGATAGGTCCATCAAGGTCGAGTCTCAGTGTACCGTAAGAAGTTATGGCGCTATTCCCCACAATGCCTTTCGTGAATACATACGTAGAGCCAGCAGCAGGATACACTACACAGTGACCACCCTTCAGGGAGTCTGCATAGAATGCACCAGATCCCTGTCCATCATCATCATTGGTAGTTGTAGTAAGGTATATGGAAGTAGCGTACTTGTCAGCTGCCGCTTGAATAGACCTGAATCCAACTGCCTGATGACAGTATGGCTTTACAGCCATGTTGGAGCCTACAGTTCCAGCAGCCTTGGCGTAGTACCAGGCTCTCCCTCCAAAGGTATAGGCTGTACCAATGTCGTATTGCTGTGCATCGTCAGGTATGTGGAGTTTCGGAGGAGCAGCATTAGGGAACTTCGGATCAGGGAGAAAGTGTATAGTTCCACCGTTATCGTGAGTAATTGAACCTTTTATACCCATATTATTCCTCCTTAGATCAAAAGGGTGGCATCAGTGATGTCGTGTATTCTGGTAAGGCAGAGTTTACTACCCACCAGAGTGTTGATATAGCTGACCAACCTCAGACCACGAGCATCGTAGTCTTCCAGCTCTGCGAAGTATGCCGTCTTGTAGAGTTTACTCTTCATCTCGGGGTTACCAAAGGCGAGAGTTACACCAGGCTGTCCAGCGAATACATCACCAGACTTCACTCCAAACAGGGAGTATACAACAGTACCTGAAGTCCAAGGCGCCCTCAGTGTCGTTCCGCGCCCAGTGTCTGCTTGTTCCTTTACAAGGTAATCAGTACGGACTAATGGCTTAGCCTGGAAGTACATAATAGGATTACCGATCTCATCTATTCCACGAGTGAATCCCATCATAGTTCCAGCCGTACCAGAGGCCAGACCTGCGAAACCGGCTTCCTCATAGGCTGCATCAACTCGGAGACCAAGACAGGGTGGGATGAGAATGTAGTCACAACCTTGCTTCATGTTGCTTAGCATTAGACGAACCTTACCAATGGATAGAGGCGCTGCTGCCATATCAATGTCATAGACACCATCAGCAGCTGCAGCAACATCATTGGTAGCAGCCCAGGCATGCAGTCCGTCCATCTGGAGAGCACCACCATAAGTGGTATCATCATAGACAAAGGACTTACCGATTGCTCTCGCCATACCCTTCTTCATTTCCCAGAGAACTTGTGCTTCATAGTTGTTAACTGTTCCGTAAACATCAGCAATAAAGGAGTCAAGTATACGGGATACTGCCTTACGCTTCAGTTCGACCTCCATCTGATCGTATTGGATGGAGCTTGACCAAGTCATTTGCTGGCCAATATCCACACTGGATATGTCGCCATCCATGACTACTTTCTCCCTGTTCCATTTGATTGACTTGCCAAGAGCGAGTGCCACAGCGACTCTCTCTATTGGGTTATTCAGCCAGATATCTTGCTCAGTAACACCAGGGAGCAGCTGCTCTTGAGTAAGATACTGCGCATCGACAAGTGTCTTCCAGTGGCCTATAACTTGTCCCAAAGTTTACCTCCTTATGGATTCTTTCGTATTTCTTCGAGCTCTTTCATCTCAACCGCAAAGGGTTGATGAGAGGGAGTGCCTGAACTGGAGCCTCTTTCATAGAAACTATTTGCGCCAGCTCTGCTACCTTTTCCAGCAATCTTCAAGGCTTCTTTGAGATCATCCAGCTGAGCAGATGTCTTCCCTTCCAGAATATTGACATCTACACCGTACTGTAGAGCTATCAGGTCACGCTTAGCCTCAGTGGCCTTCTTCTCCAATACTGGGATAGACGCCTTTAACGTATCATGCTTCTTGGATAATGCCTCAAATTGATTCTTGAATCCACCAGCTTCCTGTAGCTGTTTCTCCAACTGCTCCTTAGCAGCTCTCTCTTTCAGGAGGTCTGTAGTAGTAGAGTCAGACTGCATCAAGACCGCTGCGAGATAGGTCTTTGCATCTTCCTCATGCTTCTTCAGTTGTCCTTCGAGACTACCCTTAATGGCAAGTAAGTCAGACTCAGGAACCATCTTGGCTCCTGTATTCTTATTATCGCCTTCAGAGTTCTGAGTTGTTTCTGCCATAATTAATTCCTCCCTATAGTTATTTATATTCTAACACACTGTCTTGGGTTTGTCAAGACGTATATTGAATAACCCGTATATTATAATGTTAATTTTTAATTAATTATATCTCCAGTTAATACCTTACTTGATACTGCTTGAAGTTGCCATCGCCAATATTCTTCAGTATTTCAGTGTATTTCTTAAGGGCCAAGCTCCCATCATAGGAGCGTATATTGGGATCAGGCCATCCCAGTTCCTTCCTAATCTGAACAGCCATTGGACTCATACTATTCTTCTCAGCTTGAGTAAGATCAATGTGGGCCTCTTTGTTTACTTTACCAAACACCATGAGCCAGGCATCCAGATCAGGATCAGCAATCCTAAGGTTAGTTTTGATGTTAGTGAGCTTGCCACGGAAGTCAGCAAGGAGAGACTTAGTATGTGTGCCTTCAAGGTTAGTGAGTGCCTGTTGTGATATATCCTTGAGATCAGGGTCATTAGTTGTCTCAATGACATTTCGTAACTGAGTCATCTTTGCCGTATCAGCTTCTACACGATTGGCAGCCTCAGAAGCTTCACTCTCAGTTACAGTATATAGTGGTTGGCTCTTGATTATATCCTGCTCCTTAGGACTATATTGTTGAAGCAACAGATCATATACTGCTTGGTAAGGCCTAAGGTATTTATTAGCTACGTTCTCATATACTAGGTCCATGTCAGTCTTGCTGGCATTGACCTTAGCCATAAAGATAGGCTTAATGTTTGGAGGAAGAGAGTCTATTATCATGCCCTTATCAGCGAAGTATTGCTTGAAGTTAGGTTCCTCTCTATTTGTCTCTGGGTCAGTGTAGGTGCCAAGCTTGATAGTATTGTACTTATCAATCAGCATATTCAAGCTACTATCAAGGAAGTTAGAGCCATGCTTCTTGTAGGAGTCAAGTCTCTCATCCAGTGTTCTTGGTATACCCTCACCAGTATCAGGATTATACTTGGGATAACTGGCATAGTCCTTATCTATAGTATCATACTCATCAGCTTGCATATCTTGTAAGGCTCTTGTGGAGCTAACCCACTTATCAAAGGTAATCCCATCTTTGGAGCTGGAGCCATTCTTAGCCCAGTCCATGACTTCGCGTTGAATGTCCATCTTATTGAGACTGCCTTTGTCATAGTACTTAGACCTTACATATTCCTTTCTAGCTGCCATATCCTGCATTCTGAAGTATATAGCTTGTGCTCCATCAGGCATAAGGGCAAGGCTATTCCCAGCAGTACTAACAATATCTTGGGATGCACTTATGAGACCTTGGGCAACAGGGTCTATCTGAACATAGGAGGACAGGTCCTTGCCAGTAATATCCTGATGCTGATATATCCACTTCTGAACATCCACAGGGATACCAGTAAGTCTCTGTACTAGTTCATAGTGTTGCTCCCTTGCATTACGCAAGACCTCAGGTTGATACTTAAACACATTACCGAGTTCAGTATTGATAAACTGGTATCCGGAGCTGTCAGCTGACGCTCTATTCCAGATGTCTTGCTCAGCAGTAGTGAGTGCTTCTCCCTTGACCATCTTACTGATGATGGGCTTACTATCAATACCATTCTTTGCCATCCAAGTTGCATTTAGGTACCACTTCCATTGAGAAGGGAACACAACATCTTGAAGTGATCTTATAGCTGGGTCAGCAGGCCATGCTTCCTCAGCAAGTGCTAATGCATTAGTAGCATAGGGTGGTAGTACAGACTGTAGATCATCCCTGTTGTGGAGTAGTATACCTGACACCAGTGGATACCAAGCACCAGGGTAGAATCCCATCTTGCCCAGTTTATCAAAGAACACCTTGACTGGGTCATTGAGGTTATTGTAGTAGTCTGGGGCTCCCTTCTGATATCCACGCCTCAGTGTTGACCATACAGAGTTCGCCAGTGGATTCCACACATAGTCAGTACCTGGTATGGGGATATCTCCACCGTTAGTATTGTTGAAGTAGGTACCAGTAGCATGGAGAACTCCTGGCTTCTGTACCATTGTCTTGATGAGCCATATAGGCCTGTTAGCTTCGTAAGTCCAGTAAGGAGCTATCTTCCTCATGATTGCATCCCCAGCGTTCTCCTTGGAGTAGTCAGGGAAGGTGGCATCAACAGATTTTCTAGCTTCAATCATAGCCTGTTCTCGTATATCAGAGTTGACTGTGGATTCATATCCAGGCCCACGGAACTTAGCCATCAGTGTATTCCATGTGTCAGTATCATGCTGACTTACATTCATACCGTTTGCTATGTCACGTAAGCCATACTTGAGATCCTTTGCATCACGAAGGTTAAGACTCATGGAGTGAGCAGACATAGGGTCAAGGTTAAGTCTCTTCATCATATCGTCATAGACATTTCCTACAGCTGCTTCATCAAAGCCCACAGTGGCAGCTATCTTACCTTCATTCTGAGCAAGCTCATCAGCTAAGGCTACAGTATGATTGACCCACTCAGTCTTAGTGAGTAGGGTATTGTTCTCACCACGATAGAGACTCTGTATAAGTCCCTCAGGTGTCTTCTGATACATATAGGCAACATGACTGATCAGTAGGTCCCCCTTGAACTGAGGTATCTCATAGGCAGGACCATGCTTGGAGGATAGTAGCCATGATGCCTTGAACTGAGCTGCCTTCTTATCGGTCGCCTTCCATGCAGCCTGGCGCTCAGAGTTTATAGCTGCCCAGTCACGCAGACCAGCCTTATTTGCCTGATGCCGAGAGAGAATGTCAAGCTCAGCCTGTTTGGAATCATTGAACAGTTTGATTCTATTCTCATAATAGTTAACTGCGTTATTGAAGGACTGTTGCTTTATGCTATTCTTGGGGAACATAGTGTCTCCCTTCCCCTTGATATTACCTATGATGTCAGTTAGTGCTTGATTGGAGTCAGTTAGATACTTCTGGTGCGCGTCAAAGGCAGCCTTATAGAAGTCATCTTCCCTACCAGGCTTAGCCATCCTACTTCCAACAACTTGGGTCAGATCATGCAACTCATTGATATTGTTGACATGAGCCTCATCTAGGCCATGAAGCATATACATCACTAGCTGGGAGTTGTATGGGTCGGTTAGATTAAGCTTGCCAAACTCAGCTGCAGCTTCCTTATATACATCAGATGACTTCAGTATATTCCCCATCTCGTCTCCGTACATATTATGGATGAGTTGGGCAGCCACCTTGTCTGTATCGTTGATGCCTCCCTTATTGATGATCTGGTTGATAGCGGTATCAATAGTGTCCCTTTGAATCCAGGGATACTTACCCATCAGTTGATTCACACGAATACTAATAACTGTCTTCCTGAAGTGGGTAAGTCCCAGATCAGATATCTCAGCCAGCCTAGCTGGATTGATATGAGCAATAACAACCACATCAGATAGTTCCTGTAGCTCCCTCTGGTTTACTCCAGTGAATCCAGCCTTCATAATATCCTTCCGCATCTGTTGGCGTATTAGTGCTCCGGCAGGATCCATAGCATCTACATTTCCAAGGTATGACTGCATATACTGGGAGCACTTGCCTCTATCACATATTACATCCCAGGTTTCTCGCCAAGACTTAAGACTTCCTATACCTGGTATATTGCCCCACTCAGGCTTCCATAGCTTATACTTCATAATGAAGTCACCAAGTCCAGTATCCTTACCGACTCCAAAGATGTTATTGGCTAGATTATCAAGAATGGCAGTCTTACTCCTATCCACAAGCTTCCCAGCTGCATTAAGCTTACCAAGGTTACCTGTGGTCTTATCAAGACTCTGCATAACGGGGAAGTGACCAGCAGCACTTATCTCACTGATGGGAAATGCCTTCAGATCGCCAGCTGCCCACTCAAATGCTCTAATAACATCGTTACCCCTCATAAACATATCAGGGATTACGTTATAGCCAGCAAATGCTGATCTGACAATAGCTTCCACAGCATTACCAGGTCCAAAGGTGGTGAACCATAGAGCCTGTCTTGCCAGTGGTATTGTAACTTGACTGTCAAGTGCATTGATTATTTGAGCAGGAAATCCCTTCATAAATGAGGTAGCCTTTCCATCCAGTAGCTTCCACTTGGTGACTTCGGACTCCATATTAGCCTCATTCATAGTGCCAACATGCCTCTTTACCCCATTGAATAAGTCATCAACTGTCTTTACACCAGTTCCAGAGAAGGATGCCTCGACTCTGTTAAGATCACGATTCAGACGAGAAGTAAGGAACTTAGTCGCAGCTGCTACAGTATCATCATTTCGTGGGGCACCTAATATTTCCAGTAGTTTCTGGGCTGAGTCTTCCTCAGTTGCACCACTACCAGCCTCAACCATCCTCATTCCCTCATACACATCGTTGGACTTGACAAGCTTACTTACGTCCTTCTCAGATATAGCGGATAACTTTCCCATTCCCATATCAGTGAGGAGTTTATTAAGCTCATGACTTGTGATATTAGGCTTCTGCAGAAGTGATCTAGCCAGCTTCAAATCCTCAGATGTTCCAGATATTGCTGGGTTCTCCTCGATGATCTTGATGGAGTTCTTCAGTACTTCTGCTATCTTCTCAATATCCCAACTACCTCTGTCAGCACCAAATGCTCTGATGGATACTCGCTGTAGCATACCAGCTGACTCTAGTGCAATCTCAGATGCCTTCTGAGCAACAGTCTTAGGCATGAGCCCCCTTATAATGTCTGCACTTACTAGTCCAGCTGTATCAGTTGCAGTTATCCAGGCGTTGTTGATTCTGGGGAGCCACCTCAGTACAGTGGGTATCTTAGATAGGGCAGCTGGAGCGATCTTCCACATACCTATATAAGAGGTGGGATCAAGGATTATCTCATTGGCTAGTTTAGTGGCCCATTGGATTGGCTGAGGCCCCCATATAGCTTCTGCGTTTATATCATAGATAGATCGGCTAGTGTTCCACCAACCATCAGTTGCCATCTTATCCATCATCTGCTTACCCACAGCAGCAACATCTGGGTCAAATAGTTTAGATACTAGAGGCCCAGTCAGTGGCAGTGATGTTGAAGCACCACGACCAAATGCTTGAGCAGCCCCTGACCAGTCATTGGGTAGTCCCTTCTGCATCTGATATGCAGCTATAGCTATGCCAGTTGGGCCTTGACCAGTGAAGGGCTTACTATATACATCCCCAATATACTGGAACAGATCACCTACCAGAAGTGTAGGTTGCATAAGTGCTTCCATAGTTATATTCACCAGACCTAGTGGGGGAATCTCAAATGAGTTGAGATGGTCTAGCATCTTATGAGTATTATCATACTCCAGCTTAACCGACTCCATCAGAGTACGTGTGTCCTCAGATAGTAACTTATCAGGTGGCACCTCCAATATACTCGCCAGGTTATCCACAGTAATACCCTGTGACACCTGAAGTGCAACATACTCCTTCGGCTGAATATCTTGAGACCTTACGATAGCAGCCACTGTCTCTGTACTAACATTATTAGAGGGCTTCACCGGGGGAGTCTCATATCCTGCATAGATGCCAGCAAACATACCCTTGGCCTTCTCATGGATATTAGTAATATAGGCCACATTAGCTGGGTCTGATCTCATCTCCTCTGGCATTATGTTTATAAGGTCAGTAAGACTCTGATCACTATGGATAATAGTATATTGTGCCAGATCAAACATTATCTTATTCTTACAGGCACTACTCGCATCCAGGGATAGTTGGGTCCTTGCTATGTTGATTACGTCTTGCTGGAGTACCTCATCACCTGATGGGCCAATAGGTATCACCGGGACAACTGCACCAGTTGGAGTCCCAGAGGACATTGAGGCTATCCCAAGTGCCTGGCTTGTAAGGCCTATCCTACTAGACCTTAGATCGCCGAGCTTATTTACTGCATCAGCAATCACAGTTGTATTTGCCCCAACACTAGTATTGAGGTTCGTATTGTTATCTTGCAGGGACCTCAGTTGCTTAGTTAGATCAATCGCAACTTGGTAGGGATCTACAGGTTCAGTAGGTTGTTCGGCTCCAGTAGTAGGAAGAGTAGGAGCTGTTGGCTGACCTGTAGTAGGAGTACCTGGAGTAGGTGGCTTAGAAGTAGTTGGCATGGGCTTAGGCATGTTCGGAGTAATATTAGGTACATAGGTAGTACCATTCTTAATTACAGGCTGCCCAAATAGTATTTGTGTAGAGTTATCAGTTGGTCCTGCCATATATTATCTCCTTACATACCCTGCTGGCCTACTGGATTATTCATAGCTTGTCTTGGCATAGCTGCTGGTATGGGCTTCTTACCATACTGTTGAAGTGCAGTCATAGGAGGAACCCCAGTTGGAAGTTGAGGCGCTGTTGGAACTGTAGGTTCAGTTGGTTGTTGAGGGAACAGTTGCTGCTCAAGATAGTCAGCCGCCTTATTGTATAGATCAGACTGGATATTATCCCCACTAGACTTCAGTTGGAGCGCTGTTTGCCTATAGGCAGTTATGGTACTAATCTGAATACTCATTGGACTGTTCATAGCCCTATCTGCTCGTGCAAGTGCCTGCTCCCTTACCGGATTCTTGATCTCGGGGAACAACAGGTCCATAATAGTGGAGGTTGCCATAGTATATTCTGGATTGAGCATCTTGGCAACAGTTGCACGCTGTACCAGGTCTCCAGGAATCTTCATACTATAATCGGCAGTCATGACAAACTCAGGGAGTATCTTAAGCTTCTTTATCTGTTGTGGATTATATCCATGAGTAGCTATCTCTGATAACCAGAAGTTATCAATGTCAGCAAGACAGTTCTTAATAGCATCATGATAAGGCCCAAGTGTCTCCATAGCAGATGACGCCACCTGAGCCATAAGATATCCACTCATATCATTGTGGATGTCACCACTCATTGACCAAGGCAGCCCACCACGTTGAAGCATACCTTGCATATCATACCTGTCTGTCCTAAGCTCAATAGGCATCTGAGGAACTTCAAGGGCCTGAATAGAATCCTGTAGTCCACCCTTAAATATGGCTCCACGCTTGAATAGGTCTTTGGGGGTAAGAATATCACCAGTAGTACTCTTCTCAAACCAGCGCGGCTGAGCAGTATCACGTAACAGTTGACTACTGAATGTCCACTGTTTATTATAAGAGTTATACACATACTCATTGGTGGCTAGTATACTCTCACCTATATGCTCTTTCCATGTATCGTCCTCCAAGATCACACCAGTGTCAGGAAGTCCACCAACAGGCCCAGTGAATATGGGGATCCGGCCAAAGTTACCTGGGGTAGGCTCCTTCACAAAGTCTTCACCAAGTACTATAGTGTTATTTATACTGCCATCCACATCAATAAACCAGTAGTTGTACAGTACTAGGTCAGTGGTGATTAGTTTGGGATACTTGATAGGAAGGTTGGGGTCTGCAACAAAGCGCTGTGCAGCTTCCTTCTTCATAGTATATACCCTAGCCACCTTTATGAGACCCATCTCATCCCACTCAGGATATACCTCAATAGAATTCCATACTTCTGCATAGAATCCATTATTATCTACATAGGCGAATACACTGTACCACCCAGTAGCTACCAACAGGCCCACAAAGTTGTGGAGGAAGTTCTGCTTACCTCTATTACGATAAGATGCATCTATATCCTTCCACACCTTCTCTACCATCCTCTCAACAGTAGCTGCCCCATCTGCATTAAGTGGATCTATATCCATGATAGGTATTCTATGAGGAATCTTATCACAGAGCAGGTGCATACTCATATTATAGAATGTCCTGGGATCATTGGTCACGAAGGACTCAAGGTCAGCTTCCTTGAACTTATCCTCCATAAGTAATATATTGTACCAGTCCTTGATCTTCTTGTTCCTGGCATCCCAGAAGTCTTTAAGCTTGTTGCACTCACCTATCACATCTCGTGCAGTTAGTTTCTTGACAGCCACTGGATTAGCCATAGTTACCTCCCTTTATGATGCCACTTTCTCGCATTACGAGCAAAGTTAGCCTGCTTCCGAGTGGAGGCACTAGCATGACTCCCCTTCTTCAGTACCTTCCTCGCATATGACGGCACACTCATACCAGCTCGTTTCGCCTTGGCAGTGAACTTACCCCTGTTTGCTTTCTTAATCTTAATAACCATAATTACCTCCTTAGAACTTTGACCACCCAGCAGTGCCGGAAAATCCTCTAGTTGTAGGAATACTTCCACGGCAACTTAGTGCAATACCAAAGGAGTCATGGAAGTCGTCTAACCCCACTGACACCAACTTATCATCAATCATCCTCATATTCTTGAGTTGGCTGATAAGGTTGATGTCGTGAGTAGTTGTATAGGGTAACATCCTTGTGATCTGGTCATACATATAGAGCTTGGTGCGTGGAGTAGTTAGCCATCCAGGGACTCTCCCAGTTCGTCCAGATTGCAGGTCTTCCCTATAGTATATATGGCCGTAGTCGTTGACTTCATCACCAAAGGCAATACCTTGGCTGGCAGCATCCCAAGTTATCAATGCACGATTGTAATACCAGCCAAGCTTCTTTGCAAGTTTAGCCGCTGCGTTAGGCATAATTAGACCAGATAGACTTGCACAATGCTTAATGTGTTCCCGGCCATCCTTATCATGCTCAACGTGGATAATAGTTATTACTGTCTCAGACTGTTTCGCTACTCCAACATCACAGGCTACTACATACCTCAGATTGGGCTCAGGCGGATACCATATCTTAGCACCAGTCTCATGTATATTCTTTGTAGTGTAGCACTTCTTTGCCATACTGTTGAGAAGGTCAGAGTCATACGCCATCTCACCAGAGGTGAGGAAGCAACTAACATCGTCCTCGGGATACTCCTGGGAGAACAGTATTCTACTCTCACCTGAGTGCCTCAAACTTTCAAACTCAGCAACCTTCCTTCTCCTCCACCTTATCTGGTCATGTGTAAGTCCATAATTATCAACTAACATAGCTTCTTCATCTGTCAGATCAAGCATTACTGTATTATCACCCGGAAGTACAAACTCACTATCAGGTGCAAGGGTATACTCCTCATGCAAGAACCAGGGATAGAAGTGAGCGGTATAGACTGACTTGCCTATATCAATCCCCTCTTTTGCTGCTATATACAACTCGTGGAAGGCATTACCTTCACCATTAGGAGTTGAGCCTACAACTATCCTACCAGTGATAGGCACACGCTGAGAAGCTGGCCCCATAATCCTCTCTATTGCATCTTCTTCCCAGAAGGCATACTCATCGCAGAATAGATTATGGATGGTCTCACCACGACCAAAGACTGCACTCCTGGCCGAGCCAATATAGAAGGAGGAGTGTATACTGGGAAAGGTTTTAAGATTGCTTGACTTATGATACATTTCAGGTACGGAAGATATTCTACTCTGTAAATGGTCATAATACGCCTGCGCTTTGAGAAGTAATCTCTGAGTTATAAACTCCTCATGTGAGATTATTACAGAGACTGTTCCTGGATTGATAATAGTGTCCAATAACCAATCACCAATAACAGCAGATGAGAACCCAACTTGTGATGGCTTGACTATGATATCACGCCCAGTCATCTCGAGCAGTGCCTGCTTTTGTATGTACTTGAGTTTCATGGGCACAAGGTTCTTCTGCTTATCCTCAATCTCTAGAAGATACTCAATCCTCTTTATCCTATCCTTGAAGATATCTTCAATCAGTGTGTTAGTAGTTACCATTTACCAACTCGCTTCTTCCTTAATAGTCTAAAATATGGATTCTTAAACGCCATATTAGCTGATGATCTCAAACCTATCCTTGATACACTTGCTCTCATAGCATTACGCCTACCTGCATTACGCTGTCTTGCTGTACGCCTTCGCTGTCTCATTTTAGATACTTCTTAAACACCATATACATAGTTAGATATGCAATAAATAGAAGTATGTAGAATACTGATACATAACTTGTATCATATAGGAAGTCTAGCCCAGTTAAATCTTCAACATTCAATAGTATTCTTAATAGTAATCCAACAGATGATGCAACTACTAGCCATATCGCCCACTTGGAATACTTCAACATCTTAGCTGATATAACAAGACACCCTAATGACAGTAAGCATGAGAGTATATTCCCGATAAAGTGCAC